CCCCTGCCGCTCCATGAAGAACTTAAAGAAACGGTTTGCGTGGTGATTTTCTGCTGGTAGTCGGCGGTCCCGGTCGCTCTTGCGCCATTTGCTTTGTAAAACTGCTTTCCGGCAACAACGGAGCTTTCGTCGGCGGTAGTGTCCGAAATATCCATGATTGTGTTTCCGAAAAACGCTACCTTGTTAACCGCCATCTAATCACGCTCCAATCGTTACGGTCTGCCCTCCTGCGGGGTTATCGGCATAAGCAATCGGCACTCCGTTTACGACTACCTCAGAAAGGAAGTCATAGCCATCATCGGGGAGGACGCTAAACTGTGCTTTGGCCGGGGTTACGGTCTTTTTCTGGCCCTTAGTCAACTCACCGGCGTAATCACCGGTTACGCCAAGGATGGACACACCGGATTTAATGTTACCGGCAATGATTTTTGCGGCTTCGGTGCTGTCGATGGTAGCAGAGCCGGAGCCATCGTGATAACCGGCAGGGATTGCTACCGGGGATTTGTCAACGATGGAGAGGGAAACGGCGCCCTTGTTCGGCATAGAGCCGGTTACTTTAGCGCCGTCCACATAGGCGGTTTTGCCATTAAGGATTTCCGCAGCGGTAGCGGTTGCATCGGAAGTATCGGCATCATACGGACAGGTGCCGGTAATGGGAGCGCCAGTCTTGTCGTGTGCTGTCTTGCCTTTAAGCAGGCTTGCAGCATCAACTGTATCGCTGGTCAAATCCATCAGGGTTTCGCCATAAAAGATTATTTTGGAATTGTACTTAGTGTCAGCCATTTTCAGCCTCCTATAGTTACTGTTTGTCCCCCAGAGGGGTTTTCTACGATTTGTTTTGGCACCGCCATAAAGGTCATATTGTCTTTCATCATCTTTTCTTTTGTCAACAGCAGTTGGTCGGTAACAGAAGGGGTAACCGTGTACTCGCCCTTATAGACTTCCGCCGCTACGCCTACCACGCTGCCGAATGTAATTGCAAAAGTAGATGTCGGAGATGCAAAAGCGGTTTGAAACTGGTTTTCAGAGGATTGGAATGTAGTCTGAAAAATCATTTTGTATCACCGCCCGCGATATCATCCAAAAGGCCATCTTTAAGGACATCTGCTACAGATACATTGAGGATATTGGAATTAAGCCGCGCATTGCCAATACCAACACGCAGCTGTATTTGCACTTGCGGGTTTGGTTTGAAAAGTGAAGTTTCCTCCTCTGTAAGAGTACAGGAAACGGTTTTATCTCCCAGCGTGCAATCCTCAAGGTCTTTTACAAGTACGACATTGCCGCCCTGCTTGTAGATAACGGCCATCATTGAGATTGTGCCGGTATCAAACGGGACGGTAAAAATGTGGGTTGGGGTTGTGTATCTTCCGACGAGGCTCACCCTTTCACCACCTCCGAAATCGCTACCTGTAAGGTAATATCCGCGGTCGGCTTGTCGCCCAAGGCATAGGCCGTAATAGTGCCGTTGTCGTTCGCTACATAGATAGCGCCGGTTCCGCTGTCAACCATGGTGTTGTAGGCGGCGGTGTCGATCTGGATATCCACCTTACTATTGGCAGTAGTCCCAAGGCCGGTTACCGTCTGGCTGTAGGGACTTTCGGAGCCGAGCCAAGATGCCGCAGGAAGCGAAAGCTGCTTAATAACAACCGCCCGGTTTATCTTGTACTCCATCTTTCCGATGGCCTGCGTTACCGTGTCTGTTGCGGTTACATTCTGCCGGGAGGTTGCCTGCTTGTAGCCGGGGATTTTGATTTGGCTGCCGGTGTAATCGCCGGTTTGCGGTGTCACCGCTCCGGTGCGGCCGTTAAAGCTCGCAACAGTACCGGGGCTGATGGTGTGCGCTACATACTGCAAATCGGAGATCATTGTGGGCTGGGCTGTGTAAGTGGCTATCGGCAGCTGGTACACAGTACCGCTTGCATTGATATCCTCCTGCACCAGCGCCGGAAGCGGGTCTTGCGCCTGTGTCACAAAAGAAATCGGTGCTTCGGTGTTTGCCATGTCAATTTGGATAAGCAATCGACCGGGGACGGAGCCGCTGGTCGGGAGCGTCGCATTGATCGTTTGGGCTTCCACAACAAAGTTTCGGCCGAGGATTATGCCACGGCCATCGGAAACATTGATGATGTTCCCGCCCTGTGTAGTTACCTCAACGCCGGTAAAGATGCCGCTGTCGTTGATAATGTGGTTGTACAGATACGCATCATCCGTCGGTGTGACGATAGATGCGTTATACTGGAGCAGCGTTATCATGCGTTTGCCCTCCTTTCAAGGATCAAAATTTTGGTAAGGTCGGCACGGACAACGCCAAATGTCATTTTTGTGATATCCTGTGACCGGGTATAGCCGGTAAGGATGGATTTGTAACTGCTGTCTCCGTCAATTACAAGCACCTCTGTACCAATGGCCATAGAGGTATCAAGCACGCCGCAGTCGTTGCGGGCCGTCAGCTCAATCATGTTGTCATACTGCTGCGGAGTGAGTGCTTCGTATGCCTTTTGATAAGCTGCGGTATCAAAGTCCACATCGGTCTCCAAAAACTGCGCTGCGAAGAATACCGGCGTAATCCGGTCGGAATTGTTGGTGTCAACCTTTCCGTTTGGGTGCAGATAATAGGTAACATTCTGCGTTTCATCCGCTTTGTTGTAGATGGTCACCTTGTTCAGCTGACCGGAGCTGTCGCCAATGATAATATTTTTATCCACAATGGCTTGTAGGCTTGCTTCGATGACAGCGCTTTCACTTACCTTTCCAACCGTAACGGTAATAGCCTTATTCTGCGGGTCAAAGGCCATGTTTATGGCTATGCCGTAAGCTGTCAAGGATTTGGTAATGATCTCGTAAAAGCTGTGGATGTTATCCTTGAGGTTCAGCGCTCCGGTGGTCTCGGAGGTCGTTTCCACCGTCATGCCGGTGATGTTTTGTAATGCATCATGGGAGGAAATGAAATTGTCCGTTATGATACCGGCGATAAACTGCTCTATTTTGGAGGATGTGGTGCGGTCAAAATGCACATCAACATCAAACAGCGCCATCAATGGCTGTGCAGAGATGGTCACGCCTGTTTTGTCGGTTTCGACATCATCCACGATCCCCTGATAGGCTACAACGCCGTTTTGGTCGGTCACGCTGATAAAATCGCCTTTCTTTGCATCGATTTTAACCGCCCGGAGAGTAGTTTTTTCTACGGTCAGGTAGTCAAACTGTATCTCCGGGCTTTCAATCGGAGCAAAACTTCGGAATGTGAAATCCCTTGCGAATACTTCGCACTTAAACAGAGTATGCAAGTTTCTCCACCTCCACATATGCTACGATATCCGATGTGCCGTCGTGCGAAAATGTCAAAGTGCTTTCCCCCGGCGGAGCGTAAATAAACCGGCCGGTTGAAAAGTCGCTGGACTGGTACAGGTTTTGGATGTATGTCCCGTCCAGCGCATACTCGGCAATCTCCATTGTTGCAGGGTCAGCATCAACAACGAGTTTGTGGCCGTCAGGGATTGTTGCGGTTACTTTTCCGACCGCTACACGGGTACCGGCCTTGATAAGCGCCCAAGCAGGATTGACGACCGGGCCGAAGATTTGCAGCTTGCACGGAGATGCCAAATCCCCGTTTCTTATTTTTGCAGTTCCTGTTGCTGTCTCTGCGTAATAATAAGGATAAGTATAGCTGTACCTTTTAATCCCTTGGTCTGGCGCTTGGCTTTGCGTTACCTTAACAGCTTCATGCCAAGTCCCGAAGCAGAGGAATGTAATCGGTACTGCCAAATAGCCGGATTTCAGCTCCGACTTATCCGCAGACTGCACTTCGCACTTGATTTTGTACCATGTGTCCAGCGGGGAATACATCAGGTAAAGCGGGCCTTTTGTCACGAACGAAATAAACGCCTGATACCGGGAATAGTCGAAGAATATCATTTCGCCTGTCACGGCATACTGGTTAAGGAATTCATCCGATACCAGCCATGCGCTTCCGGCTTGGATGGTAGAGTAGGTTTTGCCAAATCCTAATCCACCCGGCGCATTGAAGTACGCCGTTTTGTCCATCAAATCCCATTCGGCGCCGACACCGTTCTTGAGCTTAAATTTTCTCATCAGTAAGCCCTCCCAAGCGCACGGTTGACCGCCTGTACCAAGTTCCTTGCGGCAGCTTCACCGGCT